CCGCGTACCGCACGTTCAGCAATCCGAGCCCCATTCCGCTCCGGTTCGTCGGCGTCAGCGAAGACCCAAGCCGGTGCGGATCCCTGATCGAGTGTTGCCCCCCATCCGCAATCCCACAAAACTCGACGCCTGTCGCCCCGTCGAACGTTCCTCTCACCACCACGACGCCACCCCGCACCAACAGCCCAGCCAGGAATCGAGCCCCTCGTCCAGCGCCTCGACTATCGAGGAGGCAACGCCCTGCCACACCACGCCCTCCCGCCCCGGCGCCTACCCATCTCCCTCCAGCTCCAGTGATGGAGGTCTGGGCTGCGGACCCACGCCATCCCCACCAACCCCGCCGACTGATGAGCATGGAGGAGTTTTGGACGTTATATTACGTCGATCCCCAGGCTCAGCTTGCGTCGACAACTTCGAGGGACGCATCTTCGACGTCTCCTTTCGAGAGTACCGAGTCAACAACGTACGACACGGCCTCTTTCGAAAGCGAGCTGGATTCGCTGGCGCAGTCGTGGTTGGAGCAGTGCCAGAGGATTCATCAGAATGGAGAGTGGTGATGCTCCCCACCGCCATCATTCAGGAAGTGGCGGGCATGTGGATCGGCCGAGAACCCACCAAGATGGAGTATGCCATTATCCAGGCTTGGACGCGTGCTCTGACCCGCCGAGTAGCGTTCCCAACTGCGGAAATGGAAACCGACTGCCTCTTGTACGCCCCCTTCGTTGGGTACCTGCTTCGTGCACAGGCGCGTGGCGACCTCGACCTAATCATTCAGTCCAAGGTCGTCTCTGCCGAGGCACGCCGACGCATCAAGGAAGTTGCCATCGCCACCATTGCCACCACCAGCGTCGCGACTGGTATCATTGGTGCGGGCTTGGGCGCTGCGTGCGCGCTCGCCCCCCTCGTCGCCCTTCCGGTCATCGGCCTCGGTGTCATTGCCTACATCATCCGTCGGGCCATTCGTGGACACTACCAGGCCGACAAGCTGGTCCACCCTGGCGGAAGCCGACTCGCCGTCTCATCGAAAGCAGCCATGGCGGCGATGAACGATAAGGCTCGGCTCGTTATCACCCATGTGTCCAAGCGTGAGCACGCAGCTGAGTACCCCCTCGGCCGCGTCACCTCCATCGGCGTCGCCGGCCGGCTGCCCACTGTGTTTGCGCGGAACAGGCACAATACCATTGTCGCACTGCGCAAACGATCGCTTTGCGTACCCCCCGCCTTCGAGGGCGTTCGACGTGCACGATTCCTCGAATGGCGGCGCAACGTCTTTTTACCGTGGGCATTGGGGCCTACTTTCCGCATCCCCGTGCCTCGTGACCCAGCCGAGTACGACAAATGGGTGCTCGATTGGATCGACCACAGCCACAGCACCCCTGCGGTCAAGGAGCGTTACCGACTCGTACATTGGTCGCTTATGGCTAAAGGCATCACCGCGCACTCACACATCACCCCCGACCTCCTCCACCAATGGACTAAGCGAGATGCTAGTGTCAAGATTGAGACCGTTCTCAAGCCTGATACGAAGTCTCCTAGACAGATCTTGGCCGCCACCCCACAATTTGTCGTCCTCACCGCCCCATTCATCAAACACCTCACAGGCGTTTATCGCCGCCGCCTTCAAGGCAAATTCGTCTATGCTCCGGGCCTCGACGAGCAATACTTGGCTGGACTCATCCACCATGCTAACCACCCAAATCGGGCCAATGTCGATTTCGACGGTTATGACTCTTGCCAGGATGCCACTATGGGGCTGGATGAGGCGCGAACGGTGCGGAATTACGGCGGGCCTCCCGCCACATGCCAGTTGATGGTCGCCAATCTAAGCACTCATGGCGCCAGTCGACAAGGAGTCAAGTTCCGTGGGCCGTACATCCGTAACTCCGGCGACCCTTGGACCACATTGTTCAACACTGACTGGAATCTGTCCGCCACCGCGTACATCCTCACTGATGATGGGCGCCAATCACTCGACACTCTCGACGCGCAAGTGCTGGCCGGCGGAGACGACAACCACTTGTCCTACGCCGGGCCGCAACTCGACCTCGCTGCGGCGTATGCCCGGCTCGGCCTGCCAGCCACCGTCGAGCATGTCGTCCACAAGCACCAGGCCGAGTTTTTGGGCTGTAGATACACCACCACCAGTGTGGGACCTGTTATGGTCCCCATGTGTGGCAAGATGATCGCCAAACTGGCATATTCGGTCCGAGCCGATGAGAAGAACTACTTGGCAATTGCCAAGGGCGCCGCCCTATCTATCAGCGCCGTTGCTGCTGCGTGCCCACCCCTTGCCGCCTGGGTGAATCGCGTACTCGAACTCGCCGGAGCTGTCGTGCCCATCATGCCTCGTGATGAGCCCTGGAAGATGCGTCACAAGCGAGACGTTGGTGACCCAACCCCCGAGACCTGGGCACACCTCGCCGACACGTATCACTGGACCCCAACTCTCCAGTTGGGCCTAGAGAGGGAGTTGCGCGGCATCGATCGACTTGGGGCCATCTGGAATGCCCCTCACCTCGCCTTCCTCATCGACCACGACGATCCTAGGTCGGGGCATCCACGTTCGCCTGAGGCGCCACCCGTCGTCACCACTAAGCATGCAGCCGCCCTGCGCTTCTTCCATCGCATCGCCCAAACGCGGCCTCGCATGACACCTGGGGTTGAGTGCCCCATCGAAGAACCTATGGAATCTGACGACGAGTGGTCCCCACATCTGCCCGCTCCGCCCATCGGCAGTATCAACGCTGAGAATGTGGTCTTCATTCGACTCCCCGGCGACAGGACCAGACTGGTTAATGCCAATGATCCCTTGCACGCCGCTCGTATTGTCCGTCCGGACATCCAGGTTGCTGACCTCGAAGTTATTGTCAACTCTCGTGTGGTCACCTGGACGCACCCGCTCAATCCAGACGACGTCATCGATGTCCGACCCAAGGGGCGCGGCGGTGCCGGCGGCTCTGCCGCCATCACTCCTTCAGCTGCCTCACACCCTCCATGGGCACTCAACAGCCTGCTTTTCACAGCTAAGATGGTGGGCCACTTATTATTCGAGTATGGGTCTCGTGAAGTGCCTATGCATATCTGTGATCAAGCTGCGTCTCTGGCCGTCGACTATCTCGAAGCTAAGGCCGACCGAGTCGTCATCGCCGATGGGTGTGTCGGCGGCACCAACGCCATGGTCGAGAGTATCGTTACTATGCCTGGTATGCGCCCCTGGCCTTACAGTGGGCCGCCAATCACCGCACGCGCTTTAACTCAGAAGGCCTTCATCCGGTGTTATGGAAACTTCTCTGAACACGCGTTCGAGAAGCTGCAGCCAATTCTCAATGGCCGGCCTAGCGTCTGGGCTGAGGAAGTCGTTAGCGGTACTTTCGAGATCCGCCCCAAGCTTCTTGGTGGCATGGATGGCGGCGGCGTGGCCAAGGATATCCGTGGCCAGCGCATCATGGACAAGGCCATCGCACGCACCGGCATCCTCCCCAGCAGCCGTGGTTTTATCCTCACCCAGGTCGACCCTTTCCATGATCTGCCGTTCACATGTGAAGGCGTCCCCGACAATAAACTCGGTGCATCTGTGGTCGAGACTATCAAGTCCTCTGCCACTATATCTGAGAATTCCAGCCTTACAGGCAACTGGGATGTGCTTGTGGTTGCGATGCCTAATGTCACTGATCAGACATTCAACCTCGTCACCCGCGCAGTTGAGGGCCAAAACATCTTGCAACCACTTAATGCCACCGCCATTCCACACCTTGCCGGGGTGTGCATCATCCAATCCACTGCCGGCACGCCACTCATACCTGGCGCGGGGGTGTTTCAGAACAACCTGCCCCTGCCACTTGCCTACACTCAGGGGAGCAGCCGTTTGTTCAGCTACTCTTTTGAGGTCCTCAACACCACTGCCGTTCTCAATCTCCAGGGGTCTGTTATCTATTTCCGAC